TAGGTTAAGTGAGATATTGTTAAAGGCTAACATCTTGTCAATAGCGTCAATAATCTCCTCTTGAAAAGGCTTAATCACCATATTATTGAAGAGGATAAACGAGTTCTCAAGTTCATCAGCGTTAGACGAGAATCCATTAGACGATGCAACACCAAATAATAGTGGTGACGTGACGTTGTGTCCGAGCATAATCTTACGCAAACACTCCTCGCTTAAATATGTGTAGTGTTCAGGTGCGTCATTAAGTGGAATATCCTCAACCGTAGTACGAGTATCCATATTGTCGTTGAAAGCTACAATCACTTTCTGACCTTTAGAACCAGTTAACTTGCCAAGAACTTTCGCAGAGATGATTTCTTGCTGCTCTAATGTAGGTACTCCGTTGTTGAAGTTGACTACTTTAGTTCCTGAGAATCCGTTTTGAACCTCGTTGATTAGGTAGTCGGAAATTTCCTCTTCTAAAAGTGCGTAAGGTACTGCACCCTGATAGTCAGGATAAGCATAATACTTCATTCCGACTGAATAAGGTTTAGAGAATAGGATTTCTACCTTCTCTTTACCGAATCCAAACGCAGGGAAGCGCTTAGGAACGTATTTCTTTACGTCTGACCAATCATCCGAGTAATAGTAACCTTCTATCTCTCCGTCTTTATTGCATTTTTCAGCACGAATCAAATTTACAGGAATATGATAAGCCTTGAGAATCTTATCGTGTTTGTCGTTGTAATGTACTTGAATAGAGAATTGACCAAACAACTTGCGGTCTAAAGCAATCTTACGCAAACAATCCTTAGAGATTAAGGTCATCATTTGAGCGTACTCGTTAGGCTTGCGGTTAGCATCCGTAGCCGAGAGTCCTTTTCCGTAGATAAGTCGTGAGATATTGTTTATAATAGCGTTGTTCGTGGTAGAATTAGTGTATCTATCAATCAAAAACTGATAGTAACTGCCTCCGTCTGCACCATCATAATTTACCCAAGCATCTCTCTTACTCTCTTCGATGGTAGGAGCGGTGTAGGCAGATAGATTTAAAACGTGTATGTTACTCATAAACGATGTATGTATTTGCGGTTGTATTTGAAACGTACTCACCTGAGTTAACCGAGAAGTTTACTATGTTTTGGTCAGTACAAAAAATTCTGTCTTTATAGACGATGTCAGTTCCTTGTTTTAGAACTAAGTCGTAGAAGTGTCCTTCTTTTAATGCGAAGGATGCAGTTATCGTGTTTATGTAGTCTCCTTGCGTTGAACTGGTGATGGATACTGTAACAGGTGTGTTCGTTTGGTCATCCGTTAGAATCATTGTATTAAACCCATCACGAGGAATGAATGAAAACGTCTGAGCTGATGTAGATGTAGTTAGGACTATCATACTACTACAAGTCAAATGAGGCGATTTGTTGCCAAATAAAAAAGGGAGACCTAAGCCTCCCCTTCCACGCTATGAAAAAACGAATTAGACAGTAACGATAGTAGCAGTACCGAAAACATCACCTGCACCACCTGCAAGACCTGCCTCGTTTGAGCAGTCAAGTAGATTAGCATAAAGTTTCTCAGTTCCTACGAAAGTCAAATTGTAACCCGAAAGGTCACCCATCGCAGTTCCACTTACCGCTGATGCAGTAGTGATTTCCATTCCGTGTTCTAAACCTGCAAGGAAGAATTGGTTGTTGCGGTTTTTAACAACGATGTGAGGACGTCCGTAAGCCATCAACTTAACATTTTTATGCGTTGTAGCATCTTGTTTTTTAAGGGTAACGGTAAGCGTTTGCTCAGCGAATGTAGTACCGTTCTCACGGCTTGAGTTATATACTTGGTCAAAAGAGTTAGTTCCTTTGAGTTCGTATTTGTATAGGTTAGTAACGTTAGCGATTGTGTCGATGGTATCAGTACCAGCTACATAAGCAACGTCAGCGGAAGAGAAGTCTCCGTAATTGATGAAGTAGATAGCGTCAATACCACCTACTGCGTCTTTACATACTTCTAAGCGACCATTTGCGACTTCACAAGACATATTTTTAGTTTTTAAATGTTATAAAAAAGGGAGGGACTTGCCCTCCCCTGTAGTTTAAGTTAAGCTAAGATTAGTTAGCAGAGTTTGTGATTCCGTAAGTAACAACGTCTTGAGCAAAGCCGTATTTAGCATCTGCGGTGAAACGCATAACTACACGTACGTTTTGTGAACCATCAACATCAGCTATGTCAATAACTTTAACTTCGTTCATATCGTTCAAAAGACCTGTTGCAAAGTAAAGGTTAGATTTTTGAGCAAGCAATGCAGTGTTGTTAGCAAGACCGTTAGCCATAAAGATACGAACACCATCAAAGAACAAGTCACCAAGAACTTGGTTTGTACCTTTGTTCTCGTAACCATTAGCACCTACACCTGCAGCAGCAAAACCACCCAATGCACGTACATAAGCACGATAGATGTTGTTAGATACATACAAAGTAAGGTCTTCTTTTCCGTAAAGTGCAGCAGGACAAGCATCAACAATTTTACCAAGCTCTGCGATAACGTTACCTGCGTTAACACCACCACCAACTGCAGCAATTTCTTGAGCAGCAGGAAGAGAAGCATCAGTAGTCAATTGAGTCATAATACCTGCGAACTGACCTGCGGTTGCGTTAACACCTGACCAAATTGAAGTTTCCATACCTGCGGCAACTTTCTCAGCAGCGTGTGCGATAAGGAAGTCAGCGAAAGATTTAGGAAGAACATCAAATGCAGAGTAACCCATTTGAATGGCATCCCAATCGCTGCGAAAGTCTGACTTGCACAATTGCAACCCAACTTGGAAGCTCTCGGGCTGTAATATCCTCTCTGTCAATGTGATAGTAGACGTAGGGTCGAAATCACAAGTAGCGTTTTTGATGATGTCATCAGTAGCAACACGCTTGATAACTTGCTTATATTTGACGTTAGGCATAATAGTGATACCACCTTTGTCAAGGGTTGGAGCAGACAATAAAGCTGCTGCGATGTACTTACCTGCGAACTCGCCTGCGTAAGTAGTAGTAATTGAAGTTGTTGTTGGCATTTCTTCGTTTAAATTTAGTTATTAAATATTGTTGAATTTTTCAAGGATTGAATCCATTGTAGAACGTGAACGGTTCTTAGATACTTTGAACGCTTCTACTTTAGTTTCGTTTTCAGGGTTGAATGAAATAGGTTTAGGCTCTTCGCTTAATTCAACTGGTGCGACTTCTTCTGCAACTTCAGTTTTTGACAATTCGAGTTGTGCCTTTAACTCTTCGTTTTCTTTTTTAAGGGCTTCGATTTCGCTAAAGAAAGATTCCTTAGTTACTGATTCGATGATTTTCTTTGCAGTAGGTGCAGCAGGCTCTTGTGCCATTTCTTCTTCAGCAGGCATTTCAGCTTCAGGAGCTTCTACTTCTATCTCAACTTCAGGTTCAGCAGCCTCACGAACGTCAGCGATAACACCTTCTTCGATAACTACTAAGATGCGACCATCCTCAAGTTCATACTCACCAATTGGAAGTGCGATGCGTTGTTCGTCTTCAGTTAGGATAAATACAGGTTGACCTGCTTCGAATGATTCTGCTTCAAGCATAGATACGCCATCAGAAAGGCGCATAGTTTCCAACTTCACTTCTAAACCTAAAAGTGTGCGGACTTTGTTTAAGATTGTTTTCTCGTTCATTTGTTTTTAATTAAAGTTTATTAGGTGCGTAATACGCATCATCAAGGTCTCTTTGTCTATCAGTAAAATTCTTTACAAGTGGAAAGTCATCAGGGTTCAATCCTAATTCTTTTGCTTTTTGTTTGAAATTACCCCAATTTGTATTTGCACCATCAATAGAATCTAAATAGACTTTTTTCATTTCTTGACGTAATGCTTTAAGTCTTTCTAAACCTTTTTTCATACGAACATTATCATCTTCTAATATCTTAATAGTGCTTAATGCAACTTCGTGAGAAGCCAACTCAGTAGCTTCCTCCTTGAATAACTTGTTGTAAACTGATTTCATTGTGTTCATATGTATATAACGTTTTATAGATTACTTGTTGCGTTTTTATCCGTTTTGACGTACGATAGTTCTCACTCCGCTTACTTCAGTTGTAGTTACTACTTGAGTAGTTCCTTCCGTCTTTCCGATGCCTTGCGCTTGTAAACTACCATCACAACATTTAGTTGAGTATTTTCCGTCTGCGCATAGGCAACCTCTTCTTGAACCTTCACGAGGACTTGCTTTACTTGGTGTTTTAAATTTTGACATATTATTTAAGTAGGTCTTTAAGTTGGTTAATAATTTCATTTTTGCTCATATCTTGTCGTGGTGAATCAGGCATCTTGTCAGCGAAGTAACCCTCAATAGAGAATCCTTTTATCTTTCCGTCTTTTACATCTTGCCAAACCTCATCGTTATCTACCTTCATAGAAATCATCCAAGTTCCTTTCGGTAGGTTGAATCCGTATAACTGGCTTTTGTCCATCTTTTCGTCTTCGATTAGCCAAGATATGAGCAAAAATGAAATTATTAACCAACTTAAAGACCTACTTAAATAATATGTCAAAATTTAAAACACCAAGTAAAGCAAGTCCTCGTGAAG